TAATGGATCTCCCGATACAATTACATTAGCTGCTTCACCAGTAGCTGTAGAAGCTCCTACTGATAAAGTTAATGCATTAGCACTAACGTTAATAGTAACATTGCCAACTAATGTTGTAGTGGCAAAAGGTAATGCTGATATTGCGTCAAATCCTAAACTCATAAATAATCCTTAAAAGGGGACAGTAGGTATGTGGTGGTGTACTGTCCCCATCTAAAGATTATATCATCATATAATCTTTTTTGGTATCTTTTTATTTATCCTACCTTTAAACCAAGAAGGGAGGCCTAAATGAGGCCTTTGATCAAACATATTTTTAAGAGAACCTTTAGTTTTTTGATTATTATAATGCAAAAAAACTTGTACACACATGTTGCCTTTAAATTTTTCTCTCCAATGTTCTAACTCACAGCCAGAATAAACTAGCATATCTCCTGGTTTTAAATCTACTCTAACGCCTTTATTACCAATAGTTTTATAAGGTTTATCTTCTGATGGTATATCTGTGTTTGTAGGATCTAAATATATTGGCCAATCATCACCAGCAAGATTCATAGTTGTAGATATCTCACAACTAAATCTATCTTTATGTCTTTTAAGAACATCTCCTTTTTTATAGATTCTAGCATATGTGTAAGCCGGATATAATTTAAGACCTGTTACTTTTTCCATTTCTGGTTGGCATTTTAACATTAATGTTTCCATAGCTATATTAGAATACTGACTATAAGTTTCTGGTATTTGTTCATCTTTAGCTTCATAGTGACCTATAATATTTTCAAAAGGTGATATATATCTTGTTGCTCTACAAGTATCATAAACTTGTTTTTGCATACAAAAATAATTTGCAATAAATAAAGCTAAATCTTTTGAGATTGCTTGACGAATAACTGTATACTTTTTCTTCTTAAACATCTTTAGCCATCTCTTTTGGTAATGCTTGAATATTCCAATGTATAAATCTAAAAGGTTCAATACCAAAATCTACTGAAAATTCGTGTTCTAAATATCCAGGAAATATAACCAACATTCCTGGTTTTGGATTAAGATGAAATTGTTCGTGACCAGGCCATACTCCTTTTAAATCTGGTTTCATTTTTAATTTAGTGCATCTTGCTCCAGTCTTTGGTTCGTGAAATACTGGCATAGATGTTTTGTCACTACACTTTAAAAAGTAAAAACCTGATACATGTTGATTCCAATGTATATGTGCAGAGTGATGACCGCCACCTTTTTTAGCAAACTCTTGTACCCACATCTCACTAAAAAAAGTTGTGTATTGTGACATATCATAACCTTGATGATCCAAATACTCCCAAGATTTTTGACCAATGTAATTTCTAAAATCTAAAAAATCATTGTCAGCTGTAAGTGGTGTTGAGTGATAGGATCTTCCAAAGTCGCCCTTTTCTTTTATATATTTTCTAGCTTCCGGAAAATTTCTAGCAGCTTTAATATATTTGTTAGTTGCTTTGTTTAATGATTTAACAAACTCTGGTTTTTCTTCACTCCAAATTATAGTTGGAAAATAATTATTTATATACATTTTTTAAGACTGAAAACAAACTTGGTTTTTCTTTAACAAGTTGTTTACATAACTCCTTTCTTTCATTTAAATTATTAATACATTCTTCAAATTCTTTTTTAAGGGATTCTTCTTTAAATTTACCATTTTTAATTAAAGAAACTTTATCTGTAGGACTCCAATGCATACCAGCTGCAATGCAATGTAGTCCTCCTATACTCCCCAAGTTAAAATCATATGTTCTTTGCCATACAGCCCTGTTTATACCGCTTACACCAACTGGTTCTAAATTTATTAAACTTTTTTCCCAAGATTTATTAAAACAATTTTTCCAATATAAAGTGTCATTTCGATGAGACAATGCATAGTGCAGTGCTACAAATTCAGAAAATCCTCTAAATAAATGTTTACATTGAAAAGTAAAATTATCTCTATCCCATTGAGATATTTTATCTCTTTGTAAGTTTTGAACTAATTTTAATAAAAATTCATGAACTGTAAACAAACCATTACTTTCTAGTGGTTCTATAAATCCAGCAGACAATCCAATAGCAACTACATTTTTTACCCAAAGTCTATTATGAATGCCTACTCTCATTTTTATATTTTTAAATTCTAAATCTTCTTGACCTAGATGTTTTTTAAATTCTTTTAATGCTGTTTCATCATCTACAAATTTACTTGAGTATACATACCCTGTGCCGATTCTTGACCACAAAGGTATATTCCAAACCCAACCATTTTCAATGGCTGTGCAATTAGTATAGGGAACTAATTCTTTTTCTTTATCTTTATATTTAATTCTTGTAGCCCAAGCAGAATCATTTGGTAACATATCAGAGTATGATTCAAAAGGTTCTTTTAAAGTTTTATCTAATAGTAAAGATTTAAACCCGGTGCAGTCAATATATAAATCTGCAGTATATTTATTGTTTAAAGATTTAATTCCATTTTCATCTTGTTCTATAGAAACAACATCTTCAATTATATGTTTTACTTTTTTACAATAGTTATTTTTTAACCATAGACCAAACTTAGTAGCATCAAAATGGTACGCTCGTGTTACTTCTTTTATGTCAAATTTATTTTGATTAACATAAGCCATTTGTAAGGGATAAGTGCAATCAGCATAGTCTGAATAAAGAGTTTTTGGAAACAACATTTTTTTAAACCACCAATCATTTGTTCCTGCTTTTGTTCCTCCTGTAGCTGGTTCTCCAAAAGGGTAATGAAAAGCTTCTCCCTTTTTATAAAAATCTGTAAATTTTATACTTAATTTATAACTACCCTCTACGTGTTTTATAAAATCTTTATCTTTTATTTTAAGTAATCGCATCCAATCTGTAATCTGTCCAAGAGTACTTTCACCTACTCCCACTGTAGATATGTTTTTAGACTCTATTAATGATATTTTATAGTTTGGAAACTGTGATTCTAAAGTAGCTGCAGTCATCCACCCTGCACTCCCACCGCCTACAATTAATATTTTCATTTAAAAGGATATCCCAAATGCCATACCACAAGACTATATCTTGTGCCTGATATTACTGGTTTAACTCTGTGCCACACAAATGAAGGAAATACAATTATAGAACCTTTTGGTAATATCTCTTTACATTGTATTCTGTGTTTTGATTCGTCTCGCATATGTGGGTCATAGTTTCTAAAATCAAATTCTAATTCACCACCTTTGTATTCTGAACCATCTGTTAACTGACAAGTCATAGATAGTTTTCTAATCTTACCATTGTCGGGTCCTTCTTTTTGATAAGGTTTATCCCAACTATCACAATGCCAATCATAATATTGATTTAATTTATATTTTGTAAATTGACAAGACTCACTTCTGTCCCACTCAAAATTCCAACCTGCCATTTCATTTGCTCTATGCACATAAGGATGTAATTCTTTATATATCCAAGTATCATTAAGCCATACTAAATCAGAATTTCTTTTTCTTTTTAAATCTAATACTTCTTGTTTGTTTAATTTTTCTTTATTGTCATAACCACCAGTTAAAGCCATAACTTCTTTTTGTGATTTAGCATACTCTATAACATCATCACAAAATCTAGGTGTCAATACACCACTAAAATACCAATAGTAATTAGATATATTCATAAGTTATTGTTTGCACAAAATTTAAACTATCCTTTTGATTGTTAGTTAAATAATACATATTAGTTGATGGAAACATTATAAACTTATTATTTGTAAGTGGCATATCCCAAGATCTACCTTTACGTCTATTGTCTTCGTAATGTATTCTAACCATACAATCTTTGACTTTTACACCATATAATAATGTAAAGTCTGGAGAGTTACGTAAATCTACTGGGTCTATATTTAATAAAGGAATTGTAGTCTCGCTAGGTTTATACATGTTACCCCACGTTTCTTTGTTAATTAAAGTAAAATTATACTTTAAATTTATATGATCTCTCACATAAGTGTTTAACATATCCCAAGTTCTTGAAAATGGAAAATCTTTGTTTTGAATTACTGATTGTAAAATGTCGCCTGATAATTTATCTCGGTCAATGTCCCAATCTTTAGGCATTGCCACATCACCGTAATATAGAGCTTGCTCTGTTAATACTTTCTTCTGCATACCACCACCATTTTTAATTTATGCTTTTGAGTCTGTCAAGTCCCAAGATTGGCCGGCTTCATTCCAAGCATAATGCCATCTATGAGTACCAGCTTCATTTTGTGAAGTTTGTTCAGCTGTCAATGCAGGAGCATCACCAATTGGTGATTTCCAATTTGCAGTTGTAGTATCTTTTACCCAAGATGCATAAGGTTTTTTAGGCCAAAAGATATTATTATCTTCATCCCAAGTAAAACCTATACCAGCATAATTACCTCTAAGTGCTTTTGAGTCATCACCAGATGAATGTTTGTTACTTGATGTATTATAAGATGTTTGCACCCACATTTGTGCAGGCCAATTATTATGTTGTTCTAAATAGTATTGACCTACTGATTCATCTTCAACACCGTCGGCGTTGTGCATATCTTTGTTATCAAGTGTTAACACTTGAATAACTTTACTGTTAGCTCCTAGTTTTGCAAAATGTGCCATAATGTTTCTCCTTATATCTTATTTTTAATTATCATTCAACTACTGAAATTTGTATCTTATTATCACTACACCAGAACCGCCAGCACCACCACAACCATTTAATCCTGAACCACCACCATTTCCTGTATTAGCACTTCCAGCACATCCAGGTCCAGATCCTGGAGCACCAAGAGGGTAGGGAGTTTTACCACCTGTACTATATGCAACCGGTGAAGCTGTTATACTAGTTGTAGCACCAGCACCACCTGGATTTGGAGCACTTCCAGGAGATTGAGTTCCTGCCACAGTTGCTCCACCACCTGATCCACCAAGACCAGAAGTTTGTGCACCTGTGCCACCTGGATTACCTTGAGGTGGACTAACTGGAGGAGTATTACCAGCGCCACCGCCCTCTGGCGATGAATTTGAACTTCCTGAACCTCCACCTGATCCTCCAGTACCTCCTGCTCTGCCTGATCCCCCACACGATCCTGTGCCTCCAGTACCTCCACCTGCTGAAGTTATAGTAGAAAAAGTTGATGCAGAACCAGCTACTCCTGGACCACCAGTTGGACCTGCACCTCCACCACCACCTGCTCCAACTGTTATTGGAAAACCTGTTGCTGTAACTGATATTGCTCCAGCGCCTTCAAGAGGACTAGCTGTGTAAGGAGTTGTTGGAGATTTGTCTTCTCTAAATCCGCCAGCTCCTCCGCCACCGCCTGGATGTCCAGATCCAACAGCTGATTCACCACCACCAGCACCACCTGCTGCTACTGCATACGAAACTTGATTATTAGCGGGAGTAGTAGATATTGCAGATACACAAAAAGTTCCTGGACCTGTAAATGTATGAATTTTACAATCACCGCTTGTTGTTATTGTTCCACCTGTAGCTGTTATAAAAGTTGCTCCAGTTATATTAGATGTTGAATCTATGACATTTTTCCAACCTTCAGTATCATCTACATATACAAAATATGCTGATTGTCCTTCTGTGCTTAATTTAACCGATGCTGCTACACCTCCAATTTTTTGAGAACCGTTTGGTGTAATAGTTAAATTACCTGTTTGAAAAGTATTTGTGTAATCTGCAACTGCAAAAGAATTTCCTGCAGTTCCTGCAGGAAGAGTTACTGTAAAACCTCCACTAGAAGTATCACAAAAATATCCTTCACCTGCTGTTACTGTAAAACCTGTTGTTTTTTTTGTCGTTACCCAAGATACTTCACCTGTAGAACCAAAACCTGATGCAGTACCAGAGTTTGTTATTGATACACCAGCAGGAATTGTAAATGTATCTCCACTATCTCCTAATGTGGTTGTACCACACGCTGTTCTTGGACTAATTTTATTTACTTTTACTTCACTCATAATTTTTCCTTATTGGTATTTATACCTTATTACTACTATACCTGATCCACCATTTCCACCTAACTGATCTGTACCACTACATCCACCACCTGCTCCACCACCGCCACCAGTATTAACTGTGCCTGCTGTTCCTGTAGATGCTGGAGGTCTTCCATTACCACCATTTCCACCACCACCTGTTCCACCAGTTCCTGGAGCTCCAGATGGGGGATCCCATCTACGACCTCCACCGCCACCACCAGCTCTAGCTACTGGACTAGCTGTAATTTCTGATGTTGCTCCTGCACCACCATCACCAGCTTCACCTGGTCCTGGATAATTTGCTCCATTTGCTCCTACAGCAGTTGCTCCACCACCACCTCCGCCATTTTGAGCTTGAGCTGCTGAACAAGATCCATTTCCTGTTCCTCCATTACTTCCTTGTGCTGGAGTTGTTGAAGGTGT